AACTCCTCTTGTTTTTTTAGATAATCCCAACCGCCTATTTCAATTATTAAATCATTTAGATCGTTGCTCATTTTATAGACTCCATGTGTTGTTGAAAGATATGTTTTTGACTTTGATTTCTTGCTTGGTTTCTTTGTTAAAAAAATAATCTACAAGGCGACCAGAATTTATATAAACTAATTTTTTCTTATCGTGTCCTTGTCGCTCTGCGTTATCAAATACTCTTTTGATGTTTGCTTTTTTGAATCTCATTTGTGTTTTCCTTTTAAAAATTGGAGGGGAATTTCACCCCTCCGGTTGGGAGTAATTATTTAAAGTGTTTCTCTTCTCTAGTTACTATTAAAATTTCTTTATGTTTTGAATCATAGCCAAGGCGATAATCTCTTTCTATTTCAACAGAAATTTCCCCTAGTTCGTTTGTTTCAAAATCTGTTGTTGAGATACTTTTAATATCACTTGCCCACCCAGCAAAATATATATATTTGTTTTTACTGGTTTTGCTGAATTTTTGAAGTTTACAATCATTATTAAATACCATTCCAACAATTTTCTCATTTGGGTTTGTAATTAATGCTTTTACTTTTTCAATTGTTCCGAATGTGAACTGGCTAATTCTTATTTGATTTTGCATGGTTCTTTGTCTCCCAAGACGTTTTGTTTAATTGAGTCTCAACAGTATCAGTTTGTGACTGTGTTGTATATAGCTAAAGATAAAATAAAATATAGCGATATGGCCACCTGGTGTATGCCTTGATACATAAGGCTTTCAGCGTTGCAGCATAAACTCGTATTGCAATTTATTTTTTTAAGAGACAAAAAAGGGTGACTGTTTGCGCTTAGTGTTTATAAGGGTTTCAGAGCATACCCTTTAAAAAAATTTTCTCGCTATCGCTCGGAGTGAGGCCCTCGTCTTTGCAGACTTCGGTTACTCTTCGTCTTTGCAGACTCAGAGCATTATTTATTTCTGTGCATAATCTGATGGATAACTGAAGTTCTCCAAGGCTCTTCAGGGATTTAAAAGAATCCCTTTCATCGCTGATTGGCTCACATCAGTTACCCACAAATTACACCCAGATTTTGTCGCTAATTTTAATAATAAAAAATAATAAATTACCACCTTGCCTAACCCACTTTTTAGAAGTAGTAGTATGAAATGAGATGATGGGGAAATGGAAGGTAAATCAAATAGATATGTTATCTATGAGGGTAATCTAGCCCTGCAAAGTTTGTGAAGTTTGTTGAGTTTCGAGTAGGGAATAGACACCTTACAGTCTCTTATTTCTCTGTCAACTAGATTACTTCTTTATTCGGTGTGGTGGTTGGTCTCTTGAGCCTCCTTAGATCTTCAAAGAATATGAAGTTCTTACAGGATAAAGAGTCCTCCGAGTTTACGAGGGCATTATTTCTGGTCTTGAGTCTATGAAGATCTATGGGGAGGCAGGAGACCATACCCCCCCACCCTATATATATGCAATACTCATACATTTTGGGGAAATTTAGGGTATAAACCAGTTGCTCTAAAAATTCAACGCGAGTCTCCTTAGTCTTTAAAGACTCTAAAGAGCTATATAGTCTATGGGGAATAGGTGGGGATATACTAATGCAACCCTGGGGGTTTGGATTACTTTAGTATATAGTTCAGATCGCCACTTGTCAAGAAAAACTTGACAAATCTTCAGGGGACTATATACTATTTTACTATGGCAGTTTTAAATAATATAGAAAAAACAGAAAGAAAACGAGAACTAACAGAGAAACAACAGTCTTTTCTTAAACATCTCGTAGAAACTCAAGGAGATGCAAAGAAAGCAGCGGAACTTGCAGGCTATTCTTCTCCGCATCATCATGTTGTTAAGAGTTTGAAGTCTGAAATACTAGAGCTAACTAAAGAAGTACTAGCTACATCAGCTCCTAAAGCAGCTTTCAAGCTCGTAGAGATTATGGAGTCTAAAAGACCTGTGGTTCAAGCTAATAATAAGCTTGCGGCTGCCACTACTTTACTTGATAGAGTAGGTGTATCGAAGGTAGATAAGGTAGATGTCAATCATAATGTAGGGGGAGGTATCTTCTTAATGCCAGATAAAGCTCCCATTGAAATAGATCAAGAGCATTATACTGTTATTGAAGAGGAATAATACTATGGATTTTTTAATCATATCTTTATTTGTAATTGTAGTTGCTGCAGTTGTAATAAAAAGAAAGAAACCTGAATTATGGGAAAAAATTAGATCTAAAATGCCTCTATGAGAAGTAAAGGTAGAGACAATCTGTTTAAAAGACAAGCAAAGAAACAACAGAAGTATGATTTTAAACAGCGTAAAGAACAATTAAAATATAAAGAAGCGTTTTCGCAAATGAGGAAGTATGGCCGTCAAAAGAAGTAAAAAGAAAAAATCAACAGTTAACAAAGCAGGTAACTATACAAAACCTACCATGCGTAAAAGAATGTTTGAGAGAATAAAAGCAGGATCTAAAGGTGGTCGTCCTGGACAATGGAGTGCTAGAAAAGCACAAATGTTAGCAAAACAATATAAAGCAAAAGGTGGAGGGTACAAATAATGCCAATGGGAAAAGGAACATACGGTAGTCAAAAAGGCAGACCGAAAAAAAGAGAAAAGATGTACGGTGGAAGCATGATGGATCGTAAACAAATGATGGGCGGTAGCATGATGATGAAGCGTAAACAAATGATGGACGGTGGAGTAGTTCATTATAAATCTATACAAGACATGGAGAAAATGTAATGCCAATGGGAACAGGAACTTATGGTTCAAAAGTAGGTAGGCCTAAAAAAAGAAAAAAAATGATGGGCGGTAGCATGGCTAAAAAGAAAGATCGCATGATGTATAAGAAAGGTAAAGCTGTTACAAAAAAGAAAGCTAAAAAAGTTATGATCAAAGGTGCAGATGTATCTGCTTTAACAACTAGACAGCAAGAAACCATGAAAAAACACTCTGTTCATCACACAGGCAAGCACATGAAAATGATGACTGCTATGATGAAAAAGGGTAAAACATTTAGCCAAGCTCATAAAGAGACTCAGAAAAAAGTAGGTAAGTAAAAATGCCTGATCCTAAAAAAGGAACAGGTAAAAAACCTAAAGGTAGTGGCAGAAGATTATATACGGATGAAAATCCTAAAGATACTGTCAGTATTAAGTTTGCAACTGTAAAAGATGCAAGAGCTACTGTTGCTAAAGTAAAGCGCATAAAGAAACCCTTTGCTAGAAAAATACAAATACTTACTGTTCTTGAACAAAGAGCTAAAGTTGCAGGTAAACCTCAACAGGCTTTGATTGCTAAGAAAGGTAAAGAAGCAATAAGGAAAAAGCATGGCACTAAAAAAAAGTCAAAGAAGTCTTAAAAAATGGACTAAACAAAAGTGGAGAACTCCAAGCGGTAAGAAGTCTTCTGAAACTGGTGAGGTCTATGCTCCTTCTGCCAAGATTAAAAAACTTAAATCTACTGCTGCAGGTCGAAGAAAATTAGCAGCCGCAAACAAAAAGAAACGAGCTGCAACTGCTGCAGGTAAACAACATGCTAGACATGGATTACATAAGAAGAAAGGTAAAAAAAAGAAAACTGCTAAAAGGAAAAAAAGATAATGGCTAAAAAGAAAGATCCTAGACTTGCAAGAGCAGGAGTGTCTGGATATAACAAGCCTAAAAGAACTCCTAATCATAAAACTAAATCTCATGTTGTTGTAGCTAAAGTAGGAGATAAAGTAAAAACAATTAGATTTGGTCAACAAGGAGTAAAAGGAGCAGGTAAAAATCCTAAAAGTAAAAAAGATAAAGCTAGAAAAAAAAGTTATTATGCTAGACATAATGCTCAAGATTCAAATCCTAGTAAACTAAGCGCAAGATATTGGTCTCATAAGGTTAAGTGGTGAGCAGTCTTGGTGGATTATTTATGCAGTTAAAAAATATGGGTATGTTAATTCCAGATGAATATGTTAGACGAACCTCTTCTACTGTGCCTTTTGGTTATGAGTTGTCTCCTGTTGATGGTTATTTAAAACCTATACCTTATGAACTTAGTATACTTAAAGAAGTAGCAGAAGCTGTAAATAAAGATGAAATAAGTTTAGGTATTGGAGTCGATTGGTTAGAAGCTGAGACAGGTAGAAAGATCAGTCGCATGGGCTTAAAGAAACATGTAGATAAAGTATATGGAAGATTGGGAAAAAAATCCAAATAAATACTTGACAGATGCTCAAGGGAACTATATACTAAAGAAGGACGGAACTCCACAAAAAAAACGTGGTAGACCAAAAAATTCTGAGTTATCAGACGTTAGAGCAGCGTTACATGCTCAAAAGGCTTTAAAGAAAAAGAACTCTAAAGTAACAAAACTACGGAGATCTTTAAAGAAAGCAGAAAAAGAATTAGATACAAGTAAAAAAGTTTTAACATCTAATGTTATTACTGAAGCAGAAAGTAAACAATTACCAGATGCTATACAAAAACATTTAGATGATACAGGTTCTTATGTTGAGTTTATGCCCAACGAAGGGCCACAGAAAGATTTTTTAGCTGCACCAGAAAAGGATGTTTTATACGGTGGAGCTGCTGGTGGTGGTAAAAGCTATGCTATGTTAATAGATCCATTGCGCTATTGTCATAATCCAGTACACAGAGCGTTGATTCTTAGGAGGTCAATGCCTGAATTAAGAGAATTAATAGATAAGTCGAGAGAACTTTATCCTAAAGCTTTTAAAGGAGCAAAGTTTAGAGAAGTAGAAAAACTCTGGAACTTTCCTAGCGGAGCAAAGATAGAGTTTGGATTCTTAGAAAGAGACTCAGATGTTTATCGTTATCAAGGACAGGCATATAGTTGGATAGGCTTTGACGAGATAACACACCTTCCAACAGAGTTTGGTTGGAATTATTTAGCGTCTAGATTAAGAACTACAGATCCTAATCTTAAAACTTATCTTAGATGCACAGCAAACCCAGGTGGAGTTGGTGCGCATTGGGTAAAGAAAAGATATGTATTGCCATCAGAATCTAATAAAGCTTTTATAGGACACGATGGACTTACAAGAAAATTTATCCCTGCTAGATTACAGGATAATCCTTATCTAGCTGAAGATGGTGAATATGAAAGGATGCTTAACTCGCTTCCTGCTGTTCAACGAAAACAATTACTTGAAGGTAATTGGGATATTTCGGAAGGAGCGGCATTTGCAGAGTTTGAAAGAGAAACACATATTATAGCTCCTTTTGAAATACCATCTTGGTGGGAAAGAATAAAAGGCATAGATTATGGATATGCCGCAGAAAGTTGTTGTTTATGGGCTGCCGTTGATCCTGAAGATAAGACAATCATTATATATAGAGAACTTTATCAGAAAGGTCTTACAGGAAAAGCGTTAGCTGATAAAATAACATACATGGAAGAAAGCGAGATCAAGTCTATACCAGGAGTATTAGATACTGCTGCATGGGCTAGAACAGGTTATTCAGGGCCTACTATTGGAGAAACACTTGTCAACGCAGGTCATAAGTTAAGAAGAGCAGATAAAAATAGAGTTGCAGGTAAAGTTCAGATACATGAACATTTAAGAAAGCGACATGAAGGAAGACCAAGACTACAGATTATAAGTAGTTGTATTAATTTAATTAGAGAGTTACAAGGTATTCCTTTATCTAGAACTAATTCAGAAGATGTAGATACTAATGCTTCTGATCACGCTTATGATGCGCTACGTTATTTATTAATGAGCAGACCAAGAGTTGATCATCCGTATGACAGAAGGTTAAGAATACAAAGTGATATTTATAAACCGTCAGACTCAACATTTGGATATTAGTAAATGGCAGAAAAAGAAAATACATTTTTAAACGCTGATAACATCTACGAAGAAGTCGAAGGCGAAACAGGCAGTATTTTAAAACTTGAACAAGATCAACAATCTAATTTAGTAGGAATAATAAAATCTAGATTTGCTCAAGCCGAAGATAAAAGAGATATGGATGAGCGCAGATGGTTAAGAGCGTATGAAAACTATCGTGGAATGTATAGCAACTCTGTTAAGTTTAGAGAGTCTGAAAAGTCTAGAATATTTGTAAAGGTTACAAAAACAAAAGTACTTGCTGCATTTGGACAGTTAGTAGATGTTATATTTGGAACTGGTAAGTTTCCTATAGGTGTTACAGAAACTAAAATCCCTGAAGGTGAATTTGGAGCAGCACATTTAGATACAGCTAATCCACAACCGGGAATGGAAACATCTATTCCTGATAACATAGGTAATCGTTTAGAAGATCCTCCACAAGAAGAAAATCCTTATGATGTAGGATATGAAGGAGATGGTAGAACTCTAAAAGCTGGAGCTACTTTTGGAAGAGGAATCTTTACAGACTCTGTAGAAGATCAAGCTGATGATATGTTAGTAGAAGGATATAGTCCTGATCCTAGTAAGTTAGAATTAAATCCTGCACAAAAAGCTGCAA